TAGGGCAGGTATTTCAGCACAAAAAACTTGTACGCGCCAAACTGGCTACGCACAGGATCACCCAAGTTTTGCCTGCGGCAGGGATAGGGTGTGTTTTAGAGGTTGAGGGTCTGGCTGAGCGATTTAAAAGCCTACAAGTTCCTAAACCATATGAATTATGGGCAGGCATATTGCGCTATAACCGATGCAACTTACTATACGGCTACTACAGTGAACCAATTGAAACTACATGGAGACTAGTGTGAAAGCTATTATAACTAACAGGATTTATATGGATGATCCTGGTAGGCTAAACGCCAAGTTTATCATGGACAGTTTAACTTACAAGTTTAAAAAGAATACAGGCAGTAAAAAATTTAGTGTAGTAGAAACCATAAAAAACTATAGGTTATTACCAAAAGGTATACTTAGTATTCCGCAAGGTAGAGTAGACTTAATACCTGACGGTTATGAAGTAGTAGATAAACGTGTAACGAATCCAGTACCATTTCCTACACCTAAATATAGTTTGCGAGACGATCAGTTAGAGGTTTATAATCAGGCTAACGATACTTGCTTTGTTAATGCACTAGTAGGTTGGGGTAAAACCTTTACAGCACTGCACATTGCACGCAAGTGGGGGCAAAAAACACTTATAGTAACACATACTACTGCACTGCGAGATCAGTGGTGTGATGAAGTTAGAGCACTATTTGGTATGGAACCTGGTATTATAGGCAGTGGTCAATATGATGTAGAAGATCACTTCATAGTAGTAGGCAATGTACAAAGTATTGTTAAATATTTAGACAGGATCAATAAAGAGTTTGGTACTGTTATTCTCGACGAAGCACATCACTGCCCTGCTACTACATTTAGTCAAACTATAGATAGCTTTTATGCTCGCTATAGACTAGCACTTAGTGGTACTATGGAGCGCAAAGATGGTAAACATGTATTCTTTAGCGATTACTTTGGTAGTACAGTATTTCGTCCAAAACAAGCTAATACTATTAATCCAGTAGTACACATAGTAAAAAGTAATATTACACTAAAACCTAACGTACCTTGGGTAGAAAAAATAAATGAATTAACACAGAATGACTATTATAGAAAGTTTATTAGTGGCCTTGCTAATCATCATATTATGGGAGGCCATTCCGTATTGGTAGTAGCAGACAGAGTAGAATTTTTGGAGGCAGTAAAACATTATGTTGGACAAACGTGTTTGTTGGTTACTGGCGACACCAGCTATGAAGAACGGCAATATGCCAAAGAACAAATCCTTAACAGAGAAAAAATGTGCATTGCTGGTAGCCGCCAAATTTTCGCAGAAGGAATCTCAATTAACGCACTTAGTTGCGTCATCTTAGCAGTACCAATGAGTAACGACAGTTTACTAGAACAAATTGTAGGGCGTATTATGCGTCCATATCCCGATAAACCACAGCCTATAGTAGTAGATGTTCAATTTAGTGGATGGGCAGATAAAAAACAAAATAATGATAGGCTTGGACTTTATATGCGTAAAGGCTGGGAACTCCTATCGGTATAGAAATTTTCACTTGTTGTAGTTAACCGACTATGTTATAATATACTATGAGTCAAAGAAAAATATTTACATTCAACTTTAGCAAATTAGAAAAGCTGGCTAAGGGCAGTGCAACTAAATTAGTTGAAATCCTTGAAGATTACTATAAAGGATTTGATTATAATTTAAGTGGAGGCAGTAGCTATTTAACTAATCCAGCAGAACTTTTCTTTGACCCTAGTACAGATATACTATTTAAATCGCAGTATATAGAACTAGCGGCACGTAGAAGTTATCAGCACTATAAAGACTTAGGTCACAAACATTTAGATTTATCTTATTATCCAGACCTAAACTTACAAGCAATAAAATACAATCCGCTACTAACAACAAACAACAACAAAATATACTTCAAATACGAGGAATAAATGGCACTTAGTTTTAAACAAACAAAAGGTAAAGCAGCATCAAACAAAGTAGAAAGCTACGAGTACAAAGACGGTGAAAATACAGTTCGACTCATTGGCGGCGTACTTCCTAGATATATCTACTGGCTAAAAGGCACTAATAACAAAGACATTCCTGTAGAGTGCTTAGCTTTTAGCCGTGAAAAAGAAAAGTTTGACAACATTGAAAAGGATCATGTGCCTGAGTATTATCCTGACCTGCGTTGCAGTTGGAGCTACTCAATTAATTGTATTGATCCTAAAGATGGAAAAGTCAAAGCACTAAATCTTAAAAAGAAACTATTTGAGCAGATTGTTAATGCTGCTGAAGATTTAGGCGATCCGACTGATTACGATACAGGTTGGGATGTTGTATTTAAGCGTCAAAAGACTGGCCCACTTCCATTTAATGTTGAGTACACACTACAAGTACTGCGTTGCAAACCACGAGCACTAAGTGCTGATGAACGTCAACTAGCAGATAACGCACAAAACATTGATGAAAAATTTCCTAGACCTACAGCAGATGAAGTCAAAGCATTGCTAGAAAAAATCAACACCCATAGTGAAGATGAAGAAGGCGATAGTGCAGAACAAGAAGCCGTTAAGGAATTAGGTTAATAAAAGGCCCAGTAATGAAAATTACTGGGCTTTTTCATCACAGGAAAAATAATGAAAATACTTTTTACAGCTGACATACATATAAAATTAGGTCAAAAAAATGTTCCTGTTGATTGGGCTAGAAATCGCTATAATTTATTGTGGCAACAATTCCAGCAAATACAAACTCAAGCAGATGTTTTTATTATAGGTGGTGATGTATTTGATAAATTACCTAGTATGGATGAACTAGAAGTTTATTTTGATTTAATAAGTCATTGCACAATACCTACTATTATTTATAGTGGTAATCATGAAGCAGTAAAAAAATCTACTACTTTTATGACCAATCTTGCTAGAGCCACAAACTTAATGAGCGCTAAGCGTAATGTTATTGTTATAGATGATTACTATAGTGATTATGGTATAGAATTTGTTCCATACAATAAATTAAAAGACTTTGAGCAGAATAATCCTTGGCCAGAAGGTGGTAGTATACTATGCACACATGTTCGTGGTGAAATACCTCCACATGTTACTCCAGAAGTCAATCTAGACATATTTAATCCTTGGAATATTGTATTAGCAGGAGACTTACACAGTTATGAAAATTGTCAGCGTAATATCTTGTATCCTGGTAGTCCTGTCACCACTAGTTTTCATAGAGATGTTGTTGACACTGGCGTCATACTACTAGATAGTGAGACCTTAGAACATCGGTGGATTAAATTAGAAGTGCCACAGCTAATAAGAAAAACTGTTGGTGCTGCAGACCCTAAACTGCCTACGGCTTATCATCATACAATTTATCAGGTTGAGGGCGATTTGCAAGAATTAGGCGGCCTAGAGGACAGCGATTTAATAGATAAAAAGGTTATTAAGCGCAGTAGCGATGTTCAACTAATGCTTGATAACGACATGACACTAGTTGAAGAAGTAAAAGAATATTTACAGTATATTTTAGCATTACCGCAAGAAACTATTGACAAAGCCGTGCTAGAAGTACAAAATAATTTGGATAAAATAGAGCATGATTAACACAGATTATCACCCTAATTTTTACTATGTTGCTAGAATACTTGCTGAGCGTAGATACGGTTCGCAGGACCACTGGGAACTAGAATTTGATAAAGCTGTTGAAATGGTGTTGTTGATGGAACAATTGGGTTTTTTAAATAAGCGAAAGTTTTGGAGCAATGATAACAATAAAAGAATTACGTTGGAGTAACTGTTTTAGCTATGGCGCTAATAATACAATCAATTTTATCAAAGCTCCACTAACGCAACTTGTTGGTAAGAATGGACACGGTAAAAGTAGTATTGCACTTATCCTAGAAGAAGTACTATTCAACAAGAATAGTAAAGGTATTAAAAAAGCAGATATACTTAACAGGTATATTAAAGATAAAACTTATAGTATAGAACTAGACCTAGAGCGTGATGGTAATGAGTACACAATTAAAACTACTCGTGGTACACAGCAAACCGTTAAATTGTTAAAAAATGGTCAAGATATAAGCGCTCACACAGCAACACAAACCTATAAAATGGTTGAAGATATTGTAGGTATAGATCATAAAAGCTTTGCACAGATTGTTTATCAAAGCAATGCTATGAGCCTAGAGTTCTTAACAAGTGCTGATACGGCTCGCAAGAAGTTTTTAATCGAAATATTAAATCTAACTAAGTACACTAAGGCAAGTGAGGTATTTAAAGAGATTTCACTAGAGCTTGGCAAGGAGATTAGCAGTACACAGGCTAAAGTTAACACTGTGCGTGGATGGTTAGACAAATATGAAAAAACTGATTTAACACCCAAGCAATTAGTTGCAGTAGAAACACTAGACCCTAAACTGGAGCAACAAGCAGCAGAGCTAAACCTAGAGATTAGCAATGTAGATAAAACCAATCGCAAAATTGTACAGAATAATACATATCGCAAACAATTAGAGTCAATTAATCTAGACTTTAATCCACATGAGCCAGTAGATGAGCAACTAATTAAGAAACTACAGCAAGAGCAAACAGAAAATATGAAAACCGTTAAAGACGGTGAATTATTTATTAAGAAATTAAAAAACTTAAGTGGAGTTTGCCCTACTTGTTTTAGTAATATTGACAATGCAAAAACTCAAGAATTAATTAGTAGCAAAGATTACGAAGTTGAAATGGCTAGAGCTCAGGCAGCTGTAGCTTTGATTAAGTGTACAGAGTTAGAAGAAACGGATAAACAATATAAGCAAGCAATAAAAACTCAGCAAGAATTTGAGCGATTACACCAACTAATTGATACCACACTACCAACTAAAACACTAGATAAAAATGAATTACAAAATCAATATGATAACCTGGCTAGAACTATACAGGAAACTAAACAGCGAATTAAATCAGCAGAAGATCGAAATACACAAGTACAAACTCACAATGGTAAAATAGATACTATAAAGCAGCAGCTAGAGGAGATGAGTGAGGAGTTAGAAGAACATAGCTTTCAGCTGCACTTAATGAATGAACGCATGAGTATATTAGGTGTACTTACTAAAACATTTAGTACAACTGGCTTAGTAGCTTATAAAATAGAATGTTTAGTCAAAGACTTAGAATCAATTACTAATCAATACCTAGTAGACCTTAGTGATGGCAGATTCCAAATCAGTTTTAAAGTAAATAGCAGTGATAAATTATTAGTAGTAGTTACCGATAATGGTCGTGATATTGATATTAACGCATTAAGTGGTGGTGAAAAAGCTAGAGTTAATGTTGCCACACTGTTAGCAATTAGAAAACTAATGCAAACTCTATCGAGTAGTCGTATTAATCTATTAATATTAGATGAAACTGTAGAAGCACTAGATGTTGATGGAAAAGAAAAGTTAGTAGAGGTATTATTGCGAGAAGAACATCTCAATACTTTTTTAGTCAGTCACGGTTTTAGTCATCCACTGTTGGATAAAGTAAATGTTATTAAACGTAGCAATGTATCTCGCATTGAGGCATGAATATATGCGTAATAAAAAGTTTGAAAAAGTCTTGGAACGTAGAAAAAAAGCCAAAGAAGCTGCACAAGAAAAAATTGAGCGACTTGATCTATATACTAATCAAGACGGTAGTATAGACTGGGAACGGTTGGCTAAACATATTAGCGAGGCTACTAGTGGTAGACAGCAGGGCTAAAGGTGCTAGAACAGAAACCCTGGCACGTGATATGTTACGTAAACATACTGGCTTGGCTTGGGAACGTGTTCCTGGTAGTGGAGCACTTGATGCTAAACATGGCTTGAAAGGGGACTTATATGTCCCTAACCATGTCAATCACTACTGTGTTGAAGTAAAAGGATATGCAGAAGATCATATTAATAGTGGGTTATTAACACATAAAACTCCTCAAATTGTAGAGTGGTGGCAACAAACACAACGTCAAGCCTTTCAAGTTGATAAGATGCCATTATTAATATTCAAGTATGATCGTAGTAAACTATTTGGTGCTACAGCTTTTGTTTGTGATAATATGATGGAAAAACGTTGGCTAATGTTCTACTCACAAGATTATGAGTTCTATATGTTCCTACTAGAAGATTGGCTCACAAATAGCAAAACTAAATTTATAGATTGACTTTTGTTATCAACAGTGATATAATAATAGATTACACTCCAAAAAATGACATGAAAACCTTTAAAAGTTTTGAATACAAAGAAAAAACACTGATGATAGTAGATGCGCTTAATCTTGCGTTTCGATACAAACATAGCGGTGCTAGAGATTTTGCTGAAGATTACTTACGAACAGTAGAGAGCTTAGGCAAAAGCTATAAAGCGCAGCACATAATTATAGCAGCAGATCAAGGATCTAGCAGCTATCGTAAAGCTATTTATCCTGACTATAAACAAAATCGTAAAGATAAGTACGATAAACAAACTGAAGCTGAGAAGGCGGAGTTTGAGCTTTTCTTTGAAGATTTTACTAAAACTATTGAGTTATTAGCTGAGCATTACCCTGTACTAAGATTTCAAGGTGTAGAGGCAGATGATATTGCTGCATATATAGTAAATAAAAAGCGCAAACTGCCCATCGACCAAATCTGGCTAATGTCAAGTGATAAAGATTGGGATTTGCTTATCAAACCAGGAGTAGGAAGATTTAGCTATGTTACACGCAAAGAAGTCACTTGGGAAACTTGGCAAGATCACTATGCATTTGAACCCGAACAATACGTTCATGTTAAGTGTCTTATGGGCGATAGTGGCGATAATGTCCCTGGTGTGCCTGGCGTTGGACCTAAACGTGCTCAGCAACTTGTTGAAGAGTATGGTACTACCTGGGATATTATTAGTAGTATTCCTATACCTGGACGTTATAAATACATTGAAGCAATTAATCAATCGAAAACTCAACTAGAATTAAATTATCAACTAATGGATTTGGTAACCTATTGTCAAGATGCTATAGGTACTGAATATTGTAAACAAATTGACGAAACCCTAGAACTATGCTTAAAGTAAATAAAACAACAGAATTTATGAATATCAATCGCCGCTATGATGGTGGTCGAGATACTAATGTGCAGCAAGTAGTAGAGTGTAGAGTAGATAACGCAGCATACTTACCAAAACGCGCTAACCCTACAGATGCAGGAGCAGATTTACGCAGCACTGAAGCATTTGAATTATTTCCTGGCGAAGCAAAACTTGTTGATACTGGTGTAGCGGTAAAAATTCCAGAGGGCTTCGGCGGGTTCGTATTTAATAGATCGGGACAAGGAAAAAAGCAAATTATATTGCTTAATTCAGTAGGCGTTATTGACAGTGATTATCGTGGAAATATAAAAATATTATTAAAAAATATCAGCGATAACAAATATAAAATTGAAGTTGGAGA